CGCCAATTCCGCGATCAGGGCAAACACCACCGCACTCGCATCGCCCCCAGCCGCCGACCGCTGCGCCCGCATCAGGTCGCGTCCGAGTCCCTTGCGAACTTCGGCTCGCGCACCCGAAGGGAGATCGACCGTGCGCCCGGCTTCGCGCTCCGCTTCAGCTCCCGCTCCGATTCGCACGCCATTTATTCTGAGGTCTTCCGTCTTCATCATTCGCTCCCGTCGTCCAATCCGGTCAGTTCTGTTTCGACTCAGCCGCCAACGTTCGATCGAAAATTCGATAGCTGATCGACTCCGCCGACTACATAGAGATTTGCAAACACGTCGTACAAGTATATTTGGACGCCCGCGACGAATAGTTCACAGTGATAGATACTGACTATTGAAGTCGTCTCCACCATGTGATGCTGCCGAAAGCTGGGACTGCCCGCGTCTTTGAAAATTCCGGTCATCATGTAAACGACCGCCAGCTCGGCGCTCCGTCCCTGGCTGGTGTACTGTTCAAGATTCCCGCGCGCCTGGAACATGTGCGTCTTGAACGGGCTCGCCGCCATCCCGAGCGTCTCCGCGTCGAACGACGACCACTTGATCCGCGATTCCAATTTCTCTACGCCCGCCCACAGTTCGGCCGTCCCCGCCATGCCGAGACCCTTGTAGTCGATCATCTTGTGCTTAGGATGCGCGACTTCGATTTCTTCCGCTCGGCCCAAAAGCCCGACGCCGTCGATGTATATATTTACGTTAGTCAGTGAGTTGATCTGGATATTCATTTTGCTGTTCCTATGACAGAGATCCCGCGGCCACAGTTATCGGACTCGTCTGCCCAAGCTGCTCGAGCAGCGTCACATCGATGAACGCCTGGAAGGTAATTCGCTCGGCTGGCGGTGGCGGCATCACGTCGATATCGAACGTTAACTGACCTGCTGCTATCTGCGTCGACGGATTCTCCGCCGGATCGAAACTGGCCGCGCCAGCCACCAGCGCACCGCGTTGAATCAATGACCGGATGAACGCATTCACGCTCGCTAGGATCGCGTCGATGAACGCATTCGATATCGGCTGATCGATGAACTGCAACATCGCGACTTGAATCGATTCCTCAATCACGTCCATCGTTCGCCGCACCGAAATGAAATTGTCCGGCGCCGCCGCCGAAGGATACGCCGCGCTCCGATTTCCCCACACTCGAAGCCCGGTCGCGAATGCGTTGAAGACCGTAACGATCCCCGCCGAATTCAGACTGTTAACATCAGACGCCGGATCCAGAATCGAGCTGTATAGCTGAATATCAGCGCCAAGAATCCCGGCCACTACTGTGTTCGAGGGTGACCACCAGTATCCATACGCGAGATCGCGAGCTGCCATTCCGCCTGCTACCCATTGCGAATAAGGGCCTACCGCGACGGCGTTGAATTGCGCTGTTACCGCTCCGCCCGATGCGTTGAGGGTCACTCCGGTCGGAACAATTCCCGCGTCGAAAAATGTTTCCTGCGGAAAACAAAGCATCGCTCGCTTGCTAGATGTTCCAAACGCTTGGCTGCTATCGGTCCGGTTCGCGATTGCCGCGGTTACCGAGGTCGCCGCCGCCGAATCGATCAGCGCCATCGCTCGAATCTTGTCCGCCAAAGTGCTCATCGCTGTCGCTACTGACGCGCTCTGCGAGAATCCTGGCGCGACCAACAGCTTCGCGAAAAAACCCAGGGTGCTGTAAGTGGTCTGCAGTGCCTGCAGTCCGCTGTACAAGCCCCCGGTGACTGCGCCAATCACGTCGGCGTCCGTCACTTTCGAAGGGTCGGCGTACTTGAAGGCAATCAATACGGTGGCTCCAGCCGCAATCGTCCCACCGGAAGCTTTCCTGATGACGCCATTAATCGCGTCGACCGTATAGTCAGTTGTAATCGAGTAAGTAGTGCCGGCAGGCGAGCTTGTTAGTACTACGTTCGACACTCCCATATGGCCGAGATTGATCGCGCCTTCGTCGTTGAAGGTGAACGCAGTCGCGCCGATCGCGGTAAAATGTACCGCCGGATCGAAGACGTTCACTACGATCGCCTGACCCGCGCCTTGCGCCTGGATCGCTGCCAGGGCATATGGAATCGAGTAGCCTCGTATCAGCGGCCCGAACTTCGCCGCATCGATTGCCGAGGAAACCAGCGTTGGCGCGTTCGGCAAAGGGATTCCTGCCTGCGCTCCCAATGCCCACTCAGGAGCGGTGCCGATCAGCCCGATTACGGCTGACTTGACCACGGTTACCGGTACTGGCCCGTTAGGAACTTCAATCACTTCGATCCCGTGCAAAAAACTCGCTGGCATGTGTCACCTGTTATTTGGCTAATCGACTGGCTATTCATCCACAGACGAATTGGCTACCCATTCGAAACCGTTCTAGTTAATTGGCTGACTATCGCCCGATTCGGCGATGCCACGTTCTGCATACGCGTATGCAACCCGCACGGTCTCGCCCACTGCCGCCGCACCGCCCGCGATTATCGAAATAGTTCCGTTGGCCTCGTCCGATTCGAAGTCCGTGCCTTCGGCCAATGGCGAATTCGCTTCGTCTGCTACCCTCAACTGAAAGACATTTTGATGCGGCAGCTGAATCGTTCCCTCCGTGTCGAAGGTGTACGGCGCCGGCGCTACAGCGATCGTGGTTATTCCCCCCTTCTCGAGCACCACACCGCGGATGAACAGCGGACGATCTCCCATCTCGGGCCGCTCTAATGCGAGCGTCGTCACGGCAAAGGTCGTCGCATAGATCCAGACTCCGCCCTGCTTGTCCCGCTCGACGAACTTCTCGCGCAGCGGATACAGTTTGCGGCATCCCGCGATCTGGTATCCCGTTAGCAATGCCCGCACCGCTTCGATGATCGCGTACGCGCCTGGATTCGGTCCCGATATGCCGCTACCGACGCTCCAGCCGAGATCGCGCATCATCACCGCCACTTCGAATTCGAGCGTCCGTTCCTGGATCACCGCCGCGGTGTCGAGTTGATTGCCGTAAGTGGCCCCCCGATAAATCACCAGCGCGCTGCCGACCCTATGCGCCATCCGCCAACTCTCAGGCCGGTCCGGGTAGTGAGTGATCTCGATCGAACTGATCCGCGAACGCAATCGAGCAACGATCGCTGTCTCAATCGTGCCGATGTCCACCGGCGTCGGCGGCGAGAACGTCGTGCTGCCCCATGGCCCGTCAATCATCGCGCCCATACTCAGTAGCCCTTCAAGTTTTTGCGATTGAATATTCGCCGCGGCCCGTGCGTGACTCCGTCTTCACTCGACACCCGCACCTCGCTGCCATCCGCCGCCAGCCCCAGGCTCAATTCCCCCGCCGCGATCTTGCCCAGTGCCGCGATCGCATCTACATATCGCTGCCGCGCGTCCGCGAGATCGTGAATCGGCCGCAACGATTGCAAACGATACATCGCGATGTCCGTGGCGAGCCGGCTCAGCATCGCCGGCGGTTCGGCCAGCGGAAGTTCGAACCTTCCTTCGATGTATCCGTCGATCTCCGCCGAGGCATCGCTGATCGCCTGCAGAATCGGAGCATCCTGGATCTCGCTCGAGCTCGGATCGTCGTTGGTCAGTTGCACCAAATCGCGATTCGGGTATCGGCTGATCATTTCCTGGATCGTCGCGTAGCTCACTTCTTCAAACCTCAGCGGCCCAGGCTTCGGCCTGCTCGCATTTGTTCTGGGTCTCTCCGCGGGCGCTCAAGAACTTATTTTCACCCGCGGAGAGTTGCCCATAGGCTCCGCATTCGCGAGTTTGGAGGAGAAAATCGCTACTGTGCGGCCCCGGAAACTTAGTATTCATATTGATCATCGGCGAGATAGCTATTGCCTACTCAGGAAAGATACTCACTGACTATCAAGTCGGCGCTGTTTTTCCATACGTTCGATGGCGCAACAGCGGCACTCGCGCCGACACCGGCGGTAATTTCAGCGTGGAGGAGCTGCCGTGCCACTTCCTCGAGCGCGGTCGGAACCAGCAGGAACGCGCCGTTGCGGCTCGATAAAGCTCCAAATGGCTGACCCGCATCTGTCTTGAATGACCGCATCGCCGAACGCGCCGCACCATAGTTCGTCGGATTGCTCAGATCGGTGTTGCTTGCGTATGCCAACTGCCAGAGCCCGACCCCCGTATTCGCCCGGCCGTCCACGCCGTACCGGAATTCGCGCCGGTTGAACACCGCCTCGTCCGTCACCGCACTCATTCGCGTTACCGCATACTCTCGTCTGAGCTGGAAGATGAATGGGCGAATTGCCCGCGCCGCATCGATCACATACCAGTACGGCCCCGTGCCCGAACTGTTGATGTTCGACACGGTCGAATCCGCCTGTCCCATTAGTCCTACCGGATGGCTCGCCGAGAAAAACGGCTGGCCGTCGAAGCCCACTACATTAGACGGGTTTGTCACTGCGTCTTTGATCATCGTGAACAGCAGCATGTCCGGATGCACTTTCGTGTCCCACCCGAGCTGCTCGATGATCGGCTCGTACACCCCGTATGAATCATCTTCGATATCGTTCCGATCGATCGATACGGTGTCTTCAAAATTCTTGTTCACGATAGTGTACGAGTGCGTCTCCAGCTCCTGCACGACGCGATCTCCGAGCCACTCGCGGAACTTCGTGGTGCGCCCCAGCCACGGATAGGTCGTCTGGCGCGATCCCGATCGCACCACGCTTGCGATTTGCTCGTAGTACGACGGCGGCTTGTCGAATCCGCGCTGGAATACGACGTCGTAGCCGGTGAAAAGTGCGGTCAGGTTTGCTGCATTGATTTCCATTTCTTGTTCCTCGTCCTCGCGGATTGTTTCGCCGATCGTTTACGCTGCGCTGGTCGCCTGATGCCAAAAATCGACCCACACCTGGCCGCTGCTATCGATTGCTACCACCCGACCTGCTGCCGCGTACTGCTGCACCGACGCCCCCGAGGCCCGGTCCGTCGCCGCCACGGTGTTGTCATCCGTCGCAAAACACACCAGCCCGACCTGTGCGACACCCACCGACCCGTCGCTCGCGTACATGAACACGCCCTTGCGCGCTACAACCGAAATCGCGCCGGCCGAACCTGGATTGTTGATTGCGTCTTGTCCCGGCGTCCCATGATGCATCCGCTCGGCACGCCCGATTACCTTCTGCCCGTTGGCGGTGGTCGTCGTCGCCGACGCCGGAACCGCGTTGCCCGCCGCATTCAATGCGACCATCGCGCCCAGGTAAACATTGGTGTTCGCTTCCACTGGATACACCCGGATTCTGCCGCCATCGGCCATCTCGGGCGTGTTTCTCGAATTAGTTAGAGCCGCCATCTTGTTAAATCCTTCTCGATGCGTGCTCGCGGCCGCCGCGCCGCGCTCCACGCGAGTTAGTCGTTCGCGTTCTGTCCTTCAGCGTCTCCGCGCTCCAGACTCAGAAAATCCGCGCGCCCGCTCTTCCGAATCAGAAAATCCGATCGCTTGAGCCCTAGCTGAGCGCAGATCGCGACCTCCGCCGCATTCAGATCGCTCCCGCGTTTCTCCGCCACCGGACTACGCCCCAGCGCCGGCTCCCGTCCGAGCACCGGCGCCTGCTTCGCCTCGAACGCTTCGAATCCCTTGCCGTCCGCCGCGCAGTAAGCAGTCGCCCATTCACGCTGCGCCGGCGCCAGCTTGCCCGCGCGAATCGCTTCTTCAACTATCTGTGACGCGGCCGCGCGTGCGCGCTCAGCCTTCAGCGCATTGAGCTCGGTGAGCGCACGTTCGAACTCCGCGACTGCGACATAGCGCGCCGGATCGATGTCGTCCTCACTCATCGACGCCTCTCCGCGCGCCGCCGCTGAACACTTCTCCCTCACCGCCGCGACAATCTGCTCGCCTTTCGCGTCGCTCGCCAGGCCAAGCACTTCGCAGATTTCTGCCACCAATTCGTTTTCCATTGCTCCGTCCTTCGGATTCGCAGCCGCGATTTCCGCCGCCGCGATCGCGGTCAAATGAAGATTTGGATTGTTCGTTAGCCCGGCGCGCAGCAGCCTGGTCACGCGCCCGTCGCTCGGATCGAACTGGAACACCGGCGAGATGTACCGATACTCGCGCGCCAAAATCGCCGCCGCCGCCCGCGCCGTCCACTCCACTCGCCCCCACACCGCTCCCGCGCGAACTTCAAGCTTCCGAATCCAGCCTGCCGCCGGCGCCGGTCGTCCTTCAGGCGCTGCAAAGTCGGTCGCGTGATCGTAATCGACCGGCAGCCCCGCCTTCATGCCGAGCGCCGCCGTCGAATCGATCACACTGCCTGGATTCCGCAGTTCGAACGGCCCGCGTCCGTCGCGCCCATGGAATATTCCAGCCGGCAAAAGTTCGATCCATTCCGGCGCCTCGCTCGCCGCACTCTCCGCTTGCTCCTGCCCTGAAGAGGCGGGCGCACCGGCGATGTCGATCACGTACGAAGGGATCAATTTTCCCGCCCGCGTCTCGTTCTCACCGCCGGTGCGTGTAATGAAGTGTTCCATCGACGGGCATTGTGCATCGCGCCTCCACATTGCATAAGGCTGAACCGTTCAGCCCTGAACTTTTCTGGCATTCACTACAAATTGTAGAGAGTGGCAGACGCGGCACTGTTTCGCCGATCCGCCCTGCAGTTTCCGCCCGCGCGATCTCGCTTCCTGCTCCGCAGCTTGTTAAGAATCTCGTCGCGTCACGCCTCGCGGCACGAAATCGAGACCATTCGAAAGAGACTGCGCATGAAATCTGCTCCGATCGTCATCGAACTAAGCGCCCTTCACGTCGAACGCGAGGCCGTCATCCTCGACCGCATCGATTGGCGGGTGCTCCGCGGCGAAAACTGGGCAATCCTCGGCGCCAACGGCAGCGGCAAAACCTCGATGCTTCGCGTCTTGACCGGCTATCTTCCCCCGACCTCCGGAGAAATTCGCGTCCTCGGCGAGACCTATGGGCATTTCGATTGGCGCGTTTTGCGCGAGCGAATCGGACTCGTGAGTTCCAGCGTGCACCAGATGATGGACGACAACGAACCCGCCCTGAAGGCCGTCATCAGCGGACGCTATGCGCAGATCGGCTACTGGGGTGACGTCACGCCGCGCGATCGCCGCGACGGCGTCTCGATTCTCCGCCGCGTCGAGGCCGCCAACTTGCGCGATCGCCCCTGGCGCTATCTGTCGCAGGGCGAGCGCCAGCGCGTGCTAATCGGCCGCGCCCTGATGGCCGCGCCCAAACTCCTCATCCTCGACGAACCCTGCGCCGGACTCGATCCCGTCGCCCGCGAGCGCTTCCTCCAATTCCTCACCCGGCTCGCCCGCCAGCGGAGCGCCCCGACCATGGTCCTCGTCACCCATCACGTCGAGGAAATCGTCGCGCTCTTCTCGCACGTGATCGTGCTGAAATCAGGATCGGTACTCGCCGCCGGTCCACGCGCGCAAGTGCTCAATTCCGGCAACCTCTCAATTGCCTTCGATGCCCCGGTCCGACTCACAAACAGTCGCGGTCGCTACTCCCTTACCGTCCGTCCCGACTCCGAACTCGTGATGTAATCTCTCCGCAGACCTCTCGCGCCTCGCCCAACCACGCGTTCCCCGATCCTGCACAATACCGAAAATGAAAACGCCAAATCCCTCTGGATTTGGCGCCTTCGTCGCTTTCTGATTTTTGCCTGGACTCGCGAACTCTCGCTCTCTTACGGCGTCGTCACCGTTCCCAGAACTGTCGGCAGCACGCCTACCGATATCGGATGTCCACCCATCGTCGCGTTGACCTGCACTACCGCCTGCGTCGACGACTTGCTCAATCCCGGACTCGCCGAGATAGTCGCACTGAAATCCAGCGTCGCTAGACCTGTTGCAGAAATCGGCAACGGCGTGGTGAATGTCAGCGTTGCAGTGCCCGGCGTAGCTGGTTGTACCAGCACCCCAAGCGGCGTCATTGCCCCATTTATCCTAACAATTGAACTGGCGCTCGCGCTCAAACCGATCTGTGTCAGCAGACCAGCATCGCTCACTCCCACGACTAGAGAGTCAATCAGCACTGGCTGCCCGGTATTGTTGGTCAGCTTCATTATGCCGTTCGCCACCTTCGCTCCCGGTGCGCCAGAGGTCGACTGAGGCGTGGTCTGCACCGCTAGTCCCGGCGGCGTCGGTGTAGCAGTTGGCGTGCGAGTCGCGGTCCTGGTTGCCGTCCGAGTGGCTGTTCGTGTCGCAGTGCGCGTTGCCGTTCTGGTCGCTGTCCTCGTAGCTGTGCGAGTGGCTGTCCTCGTAGGT